GTTTTTGGTGTTGGAACTGATACTGAATTAAATCAATCAGGTATAGACCATATAGCCTACTGCTTCGCAGATGTTAAAGGCTTCAGCAAGTTTGGTTCTTATGTTGGTAATGGTAATGCTGATGGAACATTTGTTTATACAGGATTTAAACCAGCTTTTGTTATTATAAAAGGAACAGTTGTTGCTGGAGATTGGTGTTTATTTGATAATAAAAGAAGTGAATTTAATTTAACTAATAAATTATTATTACCAAACACTAGTGATGCAGAAAGCACTCCATCTACAAGAGTTATAGATATTTTAAGTAATGGATTTAAAATAAGAGGTTCAAGTAGTGATGTAAATTCTAGTGGTAATTCACATATTTACATGGCATTTGCCGAAGAACCTTTAGTGGGAGATAACCCTTGTACAGCAAGATAACAATATAAAAATAATTTAAATAGGAGAATACTTAATATGACAAAAGCTAGAGATATAGCTGACTTTAAATTCGAAAACATTACCGATACTGGTACTGAGGGAACTAGAGTTGCTACAGGTACACAGGCTCAAAGAGGTACTACGCAAGGTCAATTAAGATTTAATACTGATACAGGATTAGCTGAATATTATAATGGTACTTCTTTTAAAAGTATTGATACACCACCAACAGTTACATCACTTGATGTTACAGAAGTAGATAGTCAAGCAGGTGGTAATCAAACAATAGTTATTACTGGTTCTAGTTTTAATTCTGGTGCTACTGTAACTTTTGTAGGTGCTAGTGGAACAGACTTTAACGCATCAACTGTAACTGTAGATAGTGCAACTCAAATTACAGCAGTTGCACCTAAAGCTAGTTTTTTAAATGCACAAGAACCTTATGGTGTAAAAGTAGAAAATACTTCTGGTTTATCAGGTACACTTGCTAGTCAAATTAATGTTGATACTTCGCCAAGTTGGCAAACAGCAAGTGGTAATCTTGGTACTCTTGATGAAGGTTCTTCAGCTAACTTTACAGTTTCAGCTACAGATGCAGATGGCGATACAGTTGCATATTCAGAAACAACTTCAGTTTTAGCAGGTGGTGGATTTAGTTTAAATTCATCTACTGGTGCAATTACTGGCACAGCTTCTGGTGTAACAGCAGATACAACATATGATTTTACTTTAAGAGCAACAGCAAATGGCAAAACTGCTGATAGAAGTTTTAATATAATTACTGCTGATAATCCATATCAAGGTGCAGATGCTTTATATGGATTTAATAATAACTATACTAATAATGGAAGTGGAACTTACACTACTGCTATAAGTGGAACTGGTGGTGGTATAAGTAGTGCAACTTTTGTAACTTCGCCTAAAAAGTTTGGTACACACTCTGTAAAATTAGATGGATTTAATGACTATCTTGATATTACAACAAACAATAACATTAAAACGATTGTATTCTGGTTATACTGGGAAGGATATGATTATGATAGACAATATGTTGTTGAAGGTAGAAAAAATGGAAATGATACAGGTTTTTGGGTTTGGGATAATGATGGTACTTCTCAAGTTCGTTTTGCTACTGGTGTTGAAGATACTTTTAATTGGTCAGCTTCAACAAACACTTGGTATCATTGTGCAATAACTTTAGGTAGCACAAGCTATGTTTATATAGATGCAGTAGAAAAAGGTTCTGCAACAGGAACACCAAATTTTATTGATACTAATGGTTTTTTAATTGGTACTTATAATGGACAAACAAGTTCAGCAGGTGGTAATTATTGGTTAGATGGTCATATTGATAATTTAGCATTGTTTCCAACTCAACTTTCATCAAGTCAAATAACAGCTTTGTATAATTCAACTAAAGATATTTAATAATGCCTAGAAAAAAGATTACATCAAAAGATTATGCTGAAGTATCAGCAGGTGTAAGACTTTCAAGCCATGAGAAACTATGTGCTGAAAGAATGAAGACATTAAACGAAAGTATTAATGAGTTAAAACGAGAAGTTAAATCTTTGAGACAAGATGTTTCTATGGGACAAGGTGGACTAAAAGTTATCCTTGCTGTTGGAACATTGCTTGTTGGAATTATAGGATTTTTTCAGTTCAAGTGAAATTTATATTAGCCTTTAGCATTTGCTCGGCAATCACAGGATATTGTAACAACACAGCGACATTACCAACGGAGTTTAATAGTTGGTCAGAGTGTGTTGGAGCAGGAGGTAAATTAATACAAAATTTTTCAGTTGAAATGAAAGACCCTATTGAAGAAAGAAAACTTTATATGAATTATTTTTGTAACGAAATAGAAAAGGAAAATGTATGATAATATATGGATACTCTGTAAAAACTTGGAGAGATAAAGCAGTTATTTACTGGCGTAACACAAATAAAAAACTTTTTACATTGTTTGTGCTTTGGTCAATAATTCTTTGGACAATGTAAGATGTGGTTAGCGTTATTAAAAAATCCTCTTACTAAAATCATAGCAGAAAAAACTTTTGGGGCTATTCAGCATAAATTACAAAAAGATAAAATTGTAAGAGAAAAGGAATTAGACGCAGTATCACAAATTTCAATCGAACAAATTAAACAACAAGAACATTCATGGAAAGACGAGTGGTTGGTAGTTTTCTTTACACTATTAATGGCTTTTCATTTTATTCCATACACACAAGACACAATGGAACGTGGTTGGGCAATATTACAAAATGCTGACCCTATGTTTTGGTACATTATTTTAACAATAGTGGGAGCTTCATTTGGAGTAACTACAATGAATAAACTCAAAAAGAAATGATAGATAGAATTTTATCTAATTTTTTTGGTTGGATAGATAGCCTTTTTGAAAAATTAGATGAAGTTTTAACTTTTGATTTTCCAAACAGTAATAAGAAAAAAAAGAAAAAGAAATGAGAGATACTAAATCATTAGAAAGTTTTTTAAAAAAGATAGAAATACAAGCAAAAGAAAAAACTGTTTTTCGTCATTTAAAAAAAGAAGTTGAACATGGTGCAAACGGTACAAGAGATTATGTTATTAAAAAAGGTATTAACAAAGGTAAAATTGCAAAATGATTAAAAACTTTAAAGACATTGTAATTCTATTAATAACAAGTGGTGTCTTAATACTTCTTGGTGTGATTATTATAGGTGATTATTTGGTAGCACTAGAAGAGAACAGACCAGTAGATGAGAGTGTAATAACCTTAATGAAGATGTCAGTTACAGGATTGATTGGTGTTATTGGTGGTTATATCGGTGGCAGTAAATGAAACGACAACACAATACTGCATTGATTGCATTACTTGGAACAATCCTTTTAGGATTATCTACTTATGTATTAATCACTATTGTGGAACTTCAAGTACATCTTGGAATGTTAACAGAAGAAATAATGTCAATAGATAAACAAATTGGTAGAATTTATAACCACATGGACAGGCTAACTAGCAAATAACTGTGGCTAAACAAAAATTTTTGCATTTCGTACCTAGAGAGAAACCAAAAAAGAGAAAAGGAATACATGTCAAGTCAAGAAATAAAGGAAGTACCTTTAAAAAATACAACAGACAAGGAAGACCACAATAAAATAGAAACTGTCCTACAAGAGTTACCACATTTATTAGTTAACCACGCATATAAAAAATTAAAATCTGGTGAAGACTTAACTGCTTCAGAGATGAAAGTATGTTTAGAAGTTTGTAAAACATACAGTAAAGAACCTTTATCTAAAAAAGAAGATAACATTTTAGACGAAGTACCATTTGACAATGGATAAACGATTAAAGAATTTTAAAAATTTTTTGTATTTATGTTGGAAGCATTTAAACCTGCCTGAACCAACACCTATACAATTCGATATTGCGGATTATTTACAGTCAAACGAAAAGAGACTGGTAATAGAAGCATTCAGGGGCGTAGGTAAATCTTGGATTACCTCTGCCTTTGTATGTCATCAATTACTTCTTAATCCTCAAAAAAATATTTTGGTAGTATCTGCTAGTAAAACTAGAGCAGATGACTTTAGTACCTTTACACAAAGGCTAATAGGTGAAATGCCATTGTTACAACACTTAATACCTAGAGATAATCAAAGACATTCTAAGGTATCATTTGATGTAGCACCTGCATTAGCTTCTCACGCACCCTCAGTTAAATCTATGGGTATTACAGGGCAGTTAACAGGTAGTAGAGCAGACATCATCATTGCTGATGACGTAGAGAGTGCTAATAACTCCCAAACACAGTTAATGAGAGATAGATTGTCTGAGACAGTCAAAGAGTTTGATGCAATTATTAAACCTAACACTGGTAGAATTATATTTTTAGGAACTCCTCAAAATGAGATGTCATTATACAACTCATTAGAAGAAAGAGGTTTTAAGACAAAGATTTGGACTGCGTTAGTACCTAATGCTACACAAAAAATTAGTTATGGTCATAAATTAGCAAACATTATACAGGGTAAAGAAGGTGAACCTACTGACCCTAAAAGATTTGATAATGTTGACCTAATGGAAAGACTATCATCTTATGGTCGTTCAGGTTTTAACTTACAATTTATGTTGGACACAAGTTTGTCTGATGCAAATAGATACCCTCTAAAGTTAAACGATTTAATTGTAGCTTCAGGTTGTTCTACATGGAAGGAAGCTCCTGCTAAGATACAATGGGCTTCATCACCAGAACAGATGAAAGCTATAGACCCTGATATACCTAATGTGGGACTTAAAGGTGATTACTTTGTAGCTCCTATGATGATGAGCGAAGAATTTACGCCATTTGAAGGCACAGTCATGTCTATTGACCCTTCAGGTCGAGGAGCGGACAAAACAGCGTATGCGGTGCTTAAAATGCTTCATGGAGTGCTTTATTTGACCTCTATAGGCTCTTTAGAAGGCGGATATAGTGAAGATACAATGGCTAGACTAGCAAACATAGCTAAGAAGAATGATGTGAACTATGTAGTCATAGAAAGTAACTTTGGTGACGGTATGGCAACTCAGTTGTTAAAACCTGTCATGGCAAAGATACACCCATGTGAGATAGAAGAAGTTAGACATAATACACAAAAAGAAAAGCGTATTATAGATACACTTGAGCCATTAATGAATAGTCACAGATTAGTTATTGATGACTTGTTAATACATGAAGATTTTAAACTAGAACCTGACCATCAGTTGTTTAGACAGATGACTAGGATAACTAGAGACAAAGGTTCGTTAAGACATGATGATGCTATTGATGCTTTAGCTATGGCGGCTAAGTATTGGGTAGACAGATTAGATAGAGACCAAATCTTATCTTACAATCAACACAAAGAAGAATTGTTAGACCAAGAACTAGAAAAATTTATGGAACACAACATAGGAAGGGTTCAGGGAAAAGACAGATGGATTTAGAAAAGACAAAAGAAGCTATTAAAAAAGAAGAAGGTTTTAGATTAGAAGTTTACAAGTGTACTGAAGGACATCTTACAGGCGGCTATGGACACAAAATGTTAGACGGAGAAGAGCCACCTAAAGACCACGCAGGTTGGTTAGTCTTGTTTGAAAGAGACTTTGCTAGAGCTGTTACAGGAACAGAAGATTTGTTGATGATATGTCCTAATATTGATGAGACTGCAAGAAACATTGTGGTTGAAATGGTGTACCAAATGGGTGCTTACGGGGTCTCTAAGTTTAAGGGTATGCTCAAAGCTCTACAAGATGAGGACTATAAGACAGCTAGTGTGGAAATGCTAGATAGTAGATGGGCTAAACAAACGCCTAATCGTGCCAAACGAATGGCAGAACGAATGGCAAATATTTAATAGAAAATTCTGAGGGGGTATTCGTATCTACGAAAAGGTGAGTTTCCCCTATAGACGACCTAAAAAACTCGCCACAAAGTAAAAATAACAGGTATTATGCGGATTTTTTAGCACAATAGGATAGTATATCCTTTGTATATGCTAGGCGTGGGCGTACTTTTTTTATTTTTGCGTGTGTGTGAGCTAGTCTGTTTTTTTGCTTTGGTCTTTATGTATACGCCTAGCGTGTGCGTTGCTCTCTTTAAGTTTCACACACAGCCACACGCAAAGCACCACCAACAGGCACACCACAAGC